ACTGATTAGAGTAGAGTTGACTGAGCTCATCAGCCATTATCCGGGCACTCGTAATGTCTCCAGTTATAACAGTGCCAGGATTAATTTTCCTTTCCGAGTCTGCACGAACTTCCAAACTCCATTTGGACAACACTTCGTTCACTGAGTCAGCGTACTCAGAGGGAGCGAAGTCAGGGCGAATAAGAGTCGCGTACTGTGAAAGAAGTAAGCGATGAAAAGAGTCTCTAAGGCCTTTGTATCCATACCGACACATGTACACTACGACCATTACCCGGGCGAGCATCAATGGCGGTTGTACACTTTGTGGATTTTCACTCACGCTATACATTGTTTGACTTAATAGACTATCCATAAAATCCTCACTGAGCAAGACAGAATCGGTAGAGAGATGCGTGGCTATCCATGAACATATTTGATAGAAACATGGATGATATCTGAGCTGAGATATACTTTGAGCCAACGAGAGCGCACGAAGTCTGTCAGGATGCAGGTTACGATGCTCAATAAGAATACGAATCGACTCCTCGACGTCACGCTCGAGTATCGGGCCGAAGGGTCCATACCATGTAGCGAAGTCACTAAGGACGTTTAAATTTGCTACGTAATAAGGCCAAGAGGCATTGACGGGAGGATCAGACATAGGATGGAGCCTTTTCCAATCATCATAATGATCAGTAGAATCGAGAATCTTATTTACAGTATACGCAAAGTCAATCTCTTCGGGGCCAAGCTCGAAAGTCCCATAAAGGTCGGTAATCTTAGCTGATCTCTCATGAATCATCTTCTTAATAACGTTGGCGCCCATCATAGACGCTGCTCCCACTTCTGGATACAGTGAAAAGTATTTCTTAAGAAACAACGCATGGCTACCTACAAGCTGTTTCTCGGGCTTCGCTCTAAAACCGAGATCCTCCCATGACTCCTGGACACTTAGGGCGATATCTTGTGGCAGATTATTACGAAGAGCAAGCGGGATTGCGAGCATAGCATCATCCCCTACTTCAAACCAGTAACATTTCCCATGGACTTTATCTCCCGGACGCCATAAAGGAAGATGGTACTTCTTTGCGTAGTGACGTAACAAAATGTCAGAAGTAATACAATTCTTAATGGTTGTATCAGTACTTCCAGACGCATTACCAATAGGCCCGTATAATGCCGACTCAGGAGCAAGAACGAGCGGGTGATGAATCGAATCAACTACATGATGAATGAAGTCACTATATCTAGGATCAAAATGGGAAGAAATGAGGCGTGAGAACTCTTGGCCATACGGATCCCATTTTACACTGTGATCCATGCGTGAGGTATCGCACGAGACATAAAAGTAGCCTGGATGATCTTGAACGAAATCGCGTACTGGGTTGCTGCCGTAAACGGCTGAGAATGGCGAATAATTTCTCATCGCCTTCATAAACGGATAAGTATAAGTACCTGCAAGACTGAATGATAAAACATCAATCATGAGGATTATTCGATTGTAGTCCTCAGGGTCAGAACCTAACGCAGCATGACTGATACGAGTACCAGGCATGGCGACAGTAATCATCTCGTCAGGATGTTCGAGATATCGCTTATACTTTTGATGTATATTAAACAAGATCTCCATCTGGTCAATCGGCGGAATCTCACGAAGCGAATACATAAAGTTTGGCCCAAGGTTGGAGGCGTTGTTACGACGGTCCCAAGTAGAGACAGGATCAGCTATTTCCAACTTGCCTATGGTTGATTGAAGATCTACCTGCAGCTCATCGAACAGCTCTCTTATATACATAGGTGTCACCCTTCGCTCAACATTAGCGTAGTGTGGTAGAAAGCGCTGTCGATAATATTCAGCGTAACTAGTGTCTAAGGGAGGGCCCCACTCCGAGACGTGTTTCTTTTCCCATATACCGACCTCACGTGGGAATTGTCCAATGAGGTCGTTATATGAGTTTGTTAACTCCCGGACAGTGAACCCCTTCATATGCGGAGCACGTCGAGATTCCTCAGTAATCCTATTGGTACGCTCGTCGTTAAGCATAGAATTTAATTTACCGAGGAGCAAATCCTTAGGACAAGTCTGCAGTATAGGGAAGACACGTGGGTCACTGTAGTTTACTACATGAAAGTCGTCCCTATCGAAAGGACTAAGAATAGCCCTTGCGACGTCGTAGACGAGGAATGATTTCATCACGGTCATTTCAATCACCACCTCTAGGTTTGCAATATGTAAACGTTATATTTACTCGTCAGTATACGTACCGCGTCCATATAATACGCGTTATATACG